GCCCACAACCGAAGCCTTTGTTCAGTCGCATCCGACGCTCGCCGGTTTGTTGATCCGTCGTCCAATTATTTGCGGCCAGGGTGCTTTGATTGAGGGTGCCTTCGCCGGCATGGCAGCAGAGGACGTTGCACCCGCTGATTCGATTGTCGCCATGGTGGACGGTGTGGCGATGGTTACCCGCGAACCGATAGATCGGCTGCAACAGATCATCGCGCAGTCGTGGTATTGGATGGGCGGCTATTGTACTCCATCCGATACTACCACCAATCCGACAACCATTCCGACCGCCACCAACGCTACATTTAAGCGTGCGGTGATGGTCGAACATATCGGTTGATCAGGCAGGGACCGGAACAGCTATGGCCACAGGATCTGTTACGCCGTTTCGGCCAACCGGAACGATCTCATTCAGTGCCGGCACCACGTCCGCCAGCCTCCAGCTGGCGGGGGGCGGAGATTCTGTCGTGGTAACCAACACTACCTCGTCACTAGCCTACGTTCGCTTTGGAGCGGACCCGTCGGTGATCGCGACAGCTGCCGATATGCCGGTTTTACCGAACGCCCATGTCATGCTCGCGGTGAACAGCTTAATTACGTACGCAGCCGCCGTATTGACCGCGGGCAGTGGCATAGTGCTTTTGACACGCGGTGACGGGTCTTTTCTGTGATACCATTTACCGACGCGGAGAAGACGGATATCCGCCGATATTGCGGTTATCCGGCGTATGGGGCCGCGCCCGTAGGATTTCAAACGTGGCGATTTTACCAGGTCTATGGCCTACTGGAATTTCGCATGAACAATCTCTCTCAGGCCGAGACGGGCATCGTTCGCCGCTATCTTGTCTCCTTGCATGGCCTGGAAGCTGCTGTCCCGCGTTCTGGTGAAAATCTGGACACAGATCAAGCCGCCGTATGGACACACAATCGTGACGAAACACGTGATCGCGCGCGCCTTTTCGACAGTTGGTCCCGTCGGCTGTGCGGCTTTCTTGGCATTCCCGCTGGACCGGCGCTTGCCGATGGCAGCATCAGTCTGGTGGTGTAAATGGACGAGTTGCGCCTGCAGGATCGGATCCGTTGGGGCTTGAACGTGGCCGCGCGATCGATCGGGTTGCCCACGGATGCCTATCGGCCTTCGGGACCGTTGGAGCCGCTGCGTCCTGCCAATCGCTTCCTACGTCTGCACGCCGCGTTCTGCGGCGTGCGCGGAGGTTTCGAGCGGCCGATCGAGTATGACCACCCGCTTTGGAGTGGCCTCTTTGACGCCGCCTACACCCGCGTCGGGGACTATTTGGTCCAACCGAGTGGCACATGGTTTGTGGCGGCGCAGCAGGCCCTCCTACCCGTCTTATGTGTTCGGGCCGACCGGATCGTATCGTTCGTGCGGGCAGCCGCACCAACAGCCAGCGGCGTGAATACATATGGCGGGGTCACCGCCGCTACCAACACGCCCCTTCTGACAAATTGGCCAGCCAGCGTCCGAACCGCCTCGGCTGCGGGTCCTTCGGCGGCCGCTCTGCCGGGAGATGCCTCTGTGACCTATTGGACTGTGCTGCTGCCTGCATATCCTGGTGTTGTCCTTCGCCTTGCCGATCTGATGATCGACGATCTGGGGCGCAATTCTATCGTCTCGGGCGCCGAGTTGACCGATCTCGGTTGGCGCCTCTCAGTCAAGCAGGCTGCCACCTGATGGCGGACGAATCCGATGTCGAGACCGCCCTGGTCACGCTTTCTTCGGCCGCTCTCTACCCGAATGGCACCGACTCACCGAGTGTTCCCGGACCTGACTGCCGCATCTATCGTGGCTGGCCAAGTTCGGCTGCGCTGGACGCAGACCTAACCGCGGGGCGCATCAACGTCACGGTATTTCCAGTACCTGGCCATGCGCGCACCACAACCCGATACACCCAAATCCGGTCCGGCAGCCCGACCCAGCCGACTCTAACAGTATCGGTATCGGGCACCTCGGTGACGTTCGGCGGATCCGCCGGTCTCGGCCAGGTGGCCGGCATTCTCGTTGATGGCCCCGGTGGCCAAAGTTACGCCTACCGTACTCAAGCCGGCGATAGCCCGGCCCTGGTCGCAGCTAACTTAGCAACCCTAGCCCGAGTAAATGCAATTGTTCAACTGTCGGGCTCCACCCTAACTATTCCCGGCGTCGGCGACTTGATAGCCCGCGTGGTCGCGGACGCGTCCGCTCAGCAGGAGATTCGACGACAAGAGCAGATCTTTCGCGTCACCTGCTGGTGTCCAACACCGACATCTCGGGATGCAGCAGCTGTCGCCATAGACCTAGCACTCGCACAATCGATATTTATCACTTTTGCTGACAGCTCAATGGGCAAGATGACCTATGCCGGAACGACGGTATTCGATCAATCTCAGGACGCGCTGCTCTATCGTCGTGACCTGCTGTACCAGATTGAGTATCCGACGATCATCATCGCGTCACAGCCGGCGATGTTGTTCGGCGATCTATTGCTGAACGCGGCCAATTTCACCGCCTGAATTCCGGAGAATCCATGAACATCCACTTGATCGTGGTAAGGTCATTTAATGGTCTCGCCCGAGGTGACACGGTCACTGATCCGGCGCGCATCGCGAAAATTCTCAACAGCGAGTGGGCACACTCGATAGTGCGCGTTCTTGCCGCACCCGTAAAAAGGGATTGACGTCTATGCCGATTTTTCAGCAGGGCAGCCTTAACACGACCGCACTTGTGGTGCCGGATCTCTATGTTCAGATTGTCCCACCACAAAACCTTGTTTTAAATGGCGTTCCGACAAATGTTCTTGGCGTGGTCGGCACCGCCTCGTGGGGGTCGGTCGGCCAACCGGTAATTGTGGCTACTATGGCTGACTACGCAGGCAGCTTCGGTTCTGTCATCGCCCGCCAATATGACATGGGGACTCAAGTCGCCACGGCCATACAGCAGGGCGCCCAGAACTTCCGGTGCGTTCGGGTCACGGACGGTACCGACACAGCCGCACAGATGACAGTCCCCAACACGACATTTACGTTTACAGCGTTGTATACCGGCTCACTGGGAAACCAAGTCGTGCTGGCGTTGAACCCGGGGGCCCAGGCAAACACTTGGTGCCTCACGGCAGTGTTGCCTGGTCTTCAGCCCGAAGTATACAATAACATTGGAGGCACAGGAGCGACCTTCTGGACAGCGTTGGCCACCGCGGTCAATCAGGGGCAAGGCTCACAACGTGGTCCCTCTCAGCTTGTGATCGCCAGCAGCGGCGGTGCCATAGCCACCCCATCCGGCTTTGCCACCACGCTGGGAGCAGGTACCGCGGGATCTGACGGAGCAGCCGGCGTCGCGGCGAGCCAGCTTGTCGGCTCGGATGTGCCGCCCAGGGCCGGCATGTACGCGCTGCGCGGTCAGGGTTGTGGCATCGCGCTTTTGGCCGACGCGGATGATCCAACTCAGTGGACGACACAGGCCGCGTTCGGTCTACAAGAGGGCGTCTATATGATTTTGACCGGGCCGCCGGGCGATACAATTCAGAACGCGGTCAACGTTATGGCCGAGGCTGGCCTCGACAGCTATGCGGCCAAACTCATGTTTGGCGACTGGCTATGGTGGTCCGATCAGGTCAACAATGTTGTTCGATTGGTGTCGCCGCAGGGCTTCACGGCCGGGCGTCTGGCAAACCTCTCTCCAGAGCAATCCAGCCTTAACAAACAGCTCTACAGTGTCGTCGGTAGTCAGAAATCGGGAACTCCCGGTTCGGGTCAGGCGACGGTATATTCGTCAGCCGATCTCTCGGTGCTGATCGGAGCCGGCATTGATGTTATCAGCAATCCTCAGCCCGGTGGGGCATATTGGGGTGTGCGCGCTGGCCATAATTCGTCCTCGAATCTCGCCATCAACGGGGACAACTACACGCGTCTCACAAACTACATCGCTGAAACCCTTGCCGCCGGAATGGGTCTGTTCGTGGGACAGTTGGTCAACGCCGCCCTATTCCAACAAATTCGCGCAACACAGCTCTCCTTTCTGCAGAACATGTTCAACCAAGGTATTCTGGGCAGCACGGACGGGAGCCTGCCCTTCAGTGTGATCTGCGACACCTCGAACAATCCCGCCAGCCAAACCGGCCTCGGCTATGTTCAATCTGATGCCCAAGTTCAGTATCAATCGATTAACGAGATGTTCATCGTGAACATCGAGGGCGGCCAGTCTGTCGTAGTGTCCGTTCAGACGCTTCCCAGCGGGCAACCGACGTAAGGAGATCTCAACGTGGCGCTTACCAATTTTTCCGTTGGCGTGGATACCCAGTTGGTGGTCCTGGGCCCCGCGGGGCGAGTGGATCTCTCGTATGTCACCGGGTTTGAAGCACGCCAGCTAACGCACTCGGTACGAGTGGACCGGCTCGATGGCACTCAGATGGCGGCGGAGCTTCCAAAAGGGTGGGAAGGTGCTTTTGAAATCGAGCGAGGCGATTCCACGGTGGACGACTTCATCGCAGCGGCGGAACAGCAATTCTACAATGGTAGTACGGTACCCGCCGGCTCGATGTACCAGTATGTATCCGAGACGGACGGGTCTACATCGACTTATCTATATGACGGCGTGACGTTCAAGTTGACCAGTGCCGGCCAGTGGAAGGGCGACAGTGGGGTCAAGCAGAAGTTGGCGTTCTTTGCCACTCGGCGGATGCGAATCTGATGAGTCCTTCAGCAACGATCATCGCTGCCGCTACGGCTGCCCCTTCTGTTACTGATAGGCTGGGGCGGCGGTTGACGCTACGACGCATGACGTCTCTCGACAAACTACGCTTATTCAAGGCAGCCGGCCCCGTCCTCGCGCAGAATCAACCTTGGCTTGGCATGGCTATGCTTGCCTGCTCGGTAGCCGAAATCGACAACGTGCCTGTCCCAGCGCCGATCAACGAGCAGCAGATTGAATCTATGGTAACGCGATTGGGTGATCTAGGGATCGCCGCGGTCGCGGAGGCGCTCAACGGGCAGCCCGAAGTCGCCCAACCAGACGCAATGGCCATCGCGGGAAACTGAGCAGGCACCCCGATCTGATTGACTGCCTATTCCTGGTCAGGAACGGGGTGCCCTTCGATGTCGCTTTTAGCCTGCCCCCAGACGAAAGGCTCGCGTGGATCGTGGCGCTCGGAACGATCGATGGACGCGAGTTCGATTGGCGCACTCTACGCTGGAAGGAGCGGAGGTGATCTCGATTGACGGCCTACATGCGTTCGCCGATCGGTTATCCCGACTCGATGTTGGACGCACGGAAGCAGCCGCCCTGGAGCAGGCGGCACGCGATCTCGAAGCGAGCGTGAAGGCGATAGCGTCGCCTCGCGCCGGTGAGGGGGGCATGAGTCGGCGTGGGCGCGAGACTGCGGCTTCGGCGGCTATATCACACCGCATAGACGAGCACTCCGCGACTATTGGTGCGGTCGGTCCAGCGGCAGTAACGAGAGAGCTCGGATCCGCCACGAAACCTCCCGATCCCGTCTTGAGCGCGGCTGCCCGGCAATCCGGACCCGCCATAGCGGAACGCATCGGGCAGATGTTCGCTCAACTAGTGTCGGGAGTGCGAAATGATTGACGCTTATACAATCGGCATCACTCTGGCTTTGGACAACGGTGTGTCGGAGGGGCTAGCGACTATCCGCCGAGACCTTATCGCATTGAATGGCGTCGTCGAAGGGAGTGCCACGCGGCTAACGCACCTCACGCGCGCCGCGGCCGATCTGCAGTTTTACCCAAGCGCTGTCGAGCAAATTAGCAAAGGTCAGACTCCACCGGCGCGAAGGCACGATGACGGGACTCTACCGCTCCCCACGGACTGGTCACAGCTGAACGCTGGATTATTTGGTCTGGGTCGGTCGGACTTGCCCCCGGCTACTGGGACCGCTGTGGCGGCCTCCTCTGCCCCGGCGATCCAACCGAGCGCTGATGGAGGGATGGCGTCGTCAAATCAGCCAGGGATGATCTCGGCGGACCTCCGGGCACGCGCGCCGGATATCCTGAGTTCAGCGCCGGATACGCGCGGCGACAGGGGTCAAGGGGCGCCCATTTCGGATTTCGCCGGGGATGGTTCTCCGATACAAATTCTGCCTCGGGTACCAATTCCTGGCGCGCCGTGGGATGGATCGGGCAACCGCCGGTCCATGAGCCCCGACGCCGCACCAGCCCAATCCATCGGGGCCGACGCGGGTTTGCCTTTGTCGCCGCCTAGTGGTCCCAACATCTCGGCTTCCTTGGCTGGGGACCGTCCGTCCCTGCAGCCGTGGCAACAGCGGGATGCCGGGTCTAAGACGGATTTCTCCCAGGACTCGCGTGGTGCCCCGTACGGTACAACGACCTGGGCGCAACCCCCGAGTTCCGAGTCGATGTTGCCGTCGGCAGTCCCGCCGTCCACCGAGCCGCAATCAACCGCATTACAGGGGGATATTTATGTCGATGGCTCGCGGCTCGGCCGGTGGATGACCGATCGCCTTGTCAAGGCAGCCGACATGCCGCGGGCGGCTACTACCGGTTTCGATCCTCGTATGACAGCTACCTGGCCTGGCGCACCGATCAGCGTCTAACGGAGAAGCAACGTAATGTCGAATGTCGCGCTACTCCTCGGGCCCATCGCATTCCAGGCATTTGAGGTACCGGCGAGCATCAATATCGGCGGCGCGCAGCGGCTGGCGATTCATCGTCTGCTGGGTGGAGCGCGGGTGATTGATGCGCTCGGCCGGGATGATTCGGATATCGCGTTCTCGGGGACCTTCTCTGGCCCCGATGCTACCCTTCGGGCCCGACTAATCGATGAGATGCGCGTGTCGGGCCTCCCTATGCCGCTTACCTGGGATGTGTTTTTTTATTCCGTCATTATCAAAAAATTTGAGGCTGATTATCGATCTGGTTGGTGGATCCCCTATCGGATGACATGTACCGTAGTGTGTGATGAAGCCAACAACGCTGTAGCTTCGGTTATATCGCTGGCGGATGACGCATTGTCTGACGTCACAACTGCGTTCAGTTTTGCTACAGCCGCCGGGATCGATCTATCAGATG